GCTCTGTCCAAGAGCAGTCGGCAGTCCTCGAGTTACGCCGCAAGGCCAGTTAGGGGGACAACGCGTGGGGTAATTCCCACGTTATGCAGGGCGTGCATAGCCGTTAGAAGCGGCCGTCGCGAAGGGGGGGCGTGTGCGAGGATCGATCCGGATTTAGGGGCAGGTAGTTTTGTGTAATTACGGCTGCCGGCTCCTCCGGATTACTACTCGTACACGCGGTCGTTAGCGAAGGCGCCCCCACCCCGCCGGGGTCAACAGACCCCAACCGTTTCGCCATCTTTTCGGTTAAACTAGCTTCCCGTGAGATCAGCTGGCGTTGGTGCACCTCTGCAGGGTGTCATCGGCGAAGACGCAAACTCGCATCCACCACTCACAACCTAGGTGCTGCCCGAGTTGACTTACGCAGCCGCATCCGAGGGGTACCCACCCTCCCGGAATGTGGACTCGAGATGGGAGACATCGTCATCGCCGCGGATGACGACGTGATCCAAGCGGCCGCCACAGACATCGTGGCGCAAGTTCCAGTCTACCCAGCGGTAGACAGGAGCTTGTGGTCGGACTCCGATAGCGATTCGGATGAAGACATCGGAGCGCGAGAGGGCAGCGGCCCATTCGTGCGACAGGCAGCCCCTGGCCCACGGCAACTTGCTGTGAACAGGGGCGCCCGGGCGGAGGCCCGGAGGATGGACGACGAGGAGGTAAAGGAGGAAGGGTCGTTGGAAGAAGACAAAGAGGAAGACTACCAAGCGGCCTGGCTGAGGGGCGAGTTGGCAGCGGAATGGGAAGCAGAGACTCCCGAGCAGACATTGGATAGGCTGGCGTTTTATAAGCACGCCGCCGACATGTGTGCTCGGGCGGAGAAGGCGGGCTGGTATGTGCCAGCAATGCCCTCCAACCGAGCATCTGCCCCCCCCCCGCCGCCCCCCCCGACGCCTCCTGGAACACCACCACCCACGTCCATGGGCGACAGCGAACGCGACGCCCCGACTGAGCCTGAGGCAGAGGCCAAAGTCGAAACCCCGGAGGAGGAGAAGAAAGAGGATGAAGAGAAGCCCACCATGGAGTTTCTAGGGGTCAAGGTTGATCCCAAGATCTCACCGTCACAGCACAAGTTGCCGTCGACGAAGCAAGTGCCCACACCTGTGGATGCGCTTGGGAGGAAGCTTATCGACATCTCCAAGACGGACGTCTGGTATGACGCAGTTCGCAGTCGATGGTTTAGATTTGGGCTTTTATTACCCGTCAAGATCATCTACAGCAAAGAGCTCGTCTACGCCATCAACATCGAGTATCCAGACTGGCGGCAAAGGGCCACCCCTCAGGGGAAGGCTAATGTCATCAGTTGGGCGCGAAGGCAGGTGTACTGGAACGCTACTAGCGTGAAGGATGCCCGCTGGGAGCATGATTACAAGGTGTTGGTGGGCAGCGTTCACGTCGCGTTGGTGACTGGGAAGATGGCCGAGAGGTTGTGGGCCGCTAACAACAATTGTTGCGTGCGGTTCTGGCGGGGCCCCGTTTCGAGACGGGGCACTCTGCAACGTGCCATCCACTCAGGACGCTCCATCAACGCTCCTACCCACCTTTCGGAGAAGTTCGCCCGCCCTGACCCGCATACCAAGGTCTTTGTTGCCACGTGCACGCGCGCCCGAGAGGCGATCCCCGTGCAGGCACTAGGCTTCAGTATTGCAGGCATGGAGGCCCGGCTCCCTCGAGCCGACCAAAATGGCCTACTGGTGGCGACCTTACGCCACTGGCGGGCTCAGACGCGGCTCCCAGCCGAGCAGGAACGGACGGTGTTGGACAAGATGGAGGCCTTGGCTGTAGCTAAGATGGAAAGACTTGGCCTACTGGACACTGTCGATGAGAACTCTTACCCGGGCGGGTTCAAGCTACCACACTTGGTGGAACGCGAGGACCTCGCTTGGGCAAACCAAGTACCTGGCCGGACGCTCGACAAAGCGGTTGAGCAGTTGCGCGCGAACCCTCAGTTTGAGGGTGCCAACGTCCGGAAGTTCATGGTCAAGACCGAGCTCTACAATTGTGTGGACGGCGGTGACGTCGTGAAGGACCACAAACCCTTTCGCCTCATCCGATTCTTCAAGGAAGGACTGCGGATGTACTACGGCTATTGTATGCACCCTTGGCGCAAGATGCTGTCGACCCTTTACGGGCCCGGCGAGGCAGTTGTGTATGCGTGTTGCTACAACGGCGAACGGGTGATTGATGAGCGCGGGCTTGGAGAACTCATCGTTCGACGCTCGAACGCGGAGACAATCTTCCGGTGCGAGGACATCAGCAAGATGGACGCTACCGTCACTGCTGAAGCTCTTCGGTTGCAGCACCGGGTTCGTGAGCGGGTATACAGGAAGGCAGCGCCCCTGGACCTGCTCGAGTTGACCACCGAGAAGGCTATGTTCAACGACGCCAATGCACCCGGCGTCGGGGTCGAGTCCGAGACGATCAACCGTGCCAGCGGGGACGGAGACACCACCGGAGGCAACAACGACATCTGCGGGATGGCTATTGAGCTATCTCTCGAAGAAACAGCCCAACACTTTGGGGTACCCGTTCAAGAAGTGGGATCAGCGATCATTTGCGGAGACGACATCCTCGGCATGATCAACGAAGCTTACAACGAGTACTACGGTGAACGCCAGACAGTTAACCTGGCTGCTCTGGGACTCCAGGCCACTGGCTACCAGACTAACTCCCTTTATGAGGCGGAGTTGGTCAACCGGATGGTGGTGCCTGTTGAGACCGAGGAAGGTGTTGAGACTTACGTACTAATTCCCAAGTGGTCGCGGGCGTTTCCCAAGCTAGGATACTCTTTCCAGGCTGGGGACCCTGCTCGGCTGCTGTACGACAGGGCGCGGGCGTACCAGTTACTTTGTGCTGGTGTGGACAGCCCCCTGTCGGTCGCTTGTGACCATCTTGTGGCTCGCGCTCAGCGAGCCATCTCCAAGCGGGAAGACAGGCCGGCCCCGGTATTCACCGTGTGGCCGCCTGACTATGGGAAATTCGCACACGCTGTGGAGAACTACACCAGGCCCAGTGGTAACTTGTACCGGGCCACGGCGAACACTTGGGAAGCTTATGCGGCCCATGCCCGTAGTATTGGTGCTATGTGCTCAGGCGAGGACCTTCGAGTCGCGACGCGGGACATTGCGGCCGACATAGACGAAGGCGTCGAGATCTTCCACAACAGACTGCTGCGCGCCATCATCGTAGCAGGCGACCGCCCACGTGAGTAGGCTGTGCCAGGCGTAATCGGCCGCCTGGGGCCCGTCCAGTGGACGTTAAGCACGCAAAGACACTCTGATCCCGGAAGACTGCGGGACAACCAGAGCGGGGGAAGTCCAACCCTTGAATAGGACCAGGAAGCCCCCTGTGAGAGGCCCTACGCGTGTCGTGCAGGACACGCGCAGGTTCGGAGCCAAGTCCCGACTGCACTCGGGCCGCTCCGGGGGTGGCGTTCACCCCCAACCCGGTCCCGAGGTCACCACGAACGTCGGACGGAGTTGGTCAACACTTCGTCTAAACCACTAGTTGATAACGCCGCCACTGAACTACGGTGTGGCGCCGCGAGGCGCTGCAGACGAATGTGGTGGTGTTGGTTTGCGTCGTAGACGCCTTTCTGGCCGCTTTTGGCAGATTGTAACGCACAGGAGTACCTTAAATCTCTGGTGGTACCAACCAACCAGTCGCAGGTGGCATAACCCATCCACCTGTGGCGTCTGTGTTGCTTGGTGCAGGACTTTAACAACAACGGGTTACGAAGACAAGAGATTATTTCTACAAGAAGGGCGGTCAGAACCGCATTGTGAGCGGCCATGTCCAGGGGACGGACGATGGTCGCAAATTCCGCGCAAAGGCCACCGACGGTGCGGCCGTGCCGGGCTACCAGATGGTCGTCTACGACTCAGGCGGACGTCCAGCGGCCAAGAAGAAGGGCCGCAACCGCAAGATGAGCATTCAGCGGATGCCCCGCGGGCGGCTTGAGACCGACGCTGGTCTGTTTCGCGACCGACTCATCGAGAGCTGCGTCGCCGGCATTCCTTGGCACATCGACCACGCGGTCCGTGTCTGGAAGATTGAGCAGAAGTTTTCGCTCACCACGGTTGTCGACGCCAATGACTCTGTATCGTGGATCGGCATGCGGACGGAGTGGCCTCCGCAGAACACCGTCATCGCGCGGGTGTTCAGCGCAGTCGCGTCGGATGTCGTCACGTTCGACACGACAGGCTACGACGCATCCGCGATCCAGGCGGACGCGGCGGCGGTCATCTTCGACTGCGCCCACATCACGGTCAAGTTCTCCAACCTCTCGTGGGTCGGGGAGTCCCGGGCGGGCGTGTACCCGGCGGACAACAGCACAACGTCGCTCGCGCTCACGTCGGCAGCGGCATTGCATGCGATTCCTGACACGCCTTCTGTGGCGCACGAGGACCAGTTTGAGGACTTTGGGCCAGGCGATGCGTTCCACGTTTGCCTGCGCGGCGACGACTCTGGCGACTCTGCGGTCTGGCGTGAGGACGTTGACGCTGAGAATGCGGACTATTTCCCGAACAAGCAGGGATTCGTTTGCACGGTTCGCGGCCTCAACAGCGCTTTCGACGGCGCTGCTTACGCTGCTGGAGCATATGGCGGAACGATGACGGTGCGCAGTTATGTGTACGCACGCGTCACGCCGATCGTATCGACCGGCAACACCACGGAGATTGGCAACCAGGCCATGAACTACAACGACAAGCTGCCGATCAACCAGCGAAGCCTCATGAAGGAGGCGAATTCCGAGTTGGTCGCGGGCATGTCGTCGCCATCTCTCGTGCAAGCGGTGTCGAATATGGGCGGAGAGCTTGTCGAGCGGGTGCGACCCGCCGCCGACGAGTTCGTCCGCGCCTCACTCAACCGCCTAGCTGACACGGCAGGTACTTATGCCGTTGGTCAGATCGGGCGGCTGTCACGCGCCCTCGGCCTCTAAGCCAGTGCGGCTTGGAGATGAACAGTGGAAGTAGCTGGACATAGCACTGCTCCGAATGTGCTCTTTTGCCATGACCTTAACGCCACGGCGGGCATGGGGAAATCTGTCGGAATAGTGAAGGGTCCACACCCCCTCCACACACGGAACACGAACGAACGGTGGAAGTAGCTGGGCATAGCACTGCGCTCGGCGCGCTCTTCTATCATGACCTTAACGCCACGGCGGGCATGGTAGGATCAGCCTCTAGCAGTGAAGGGTCCACACCCATCCACTCACGAACTGTAACACACACACCTGCTCCTGGAGTGGGCAGCATGCGCTGAGAAAACAGCCACGACGAAATAAAACATTGAAG